CCATTCCGTGGCTGTTCTCGGTACCTTTTGCACGAAGCTTAGACAGGTGGATAGCAACGCCTGCACCGTAGCGAAGAGCTTTACTAGCAAACTGCCAAGAGCCTTCAAGACCATCAGGGTGTTCGTCCATTGTGTCTTCTACAACGAAGACAGTACAGGAGACCGGGTACCTACGAGTCGGATTCTTCAGCCAGCTCTCCACCCTCCCCGTCATTGCGATCGCTGGATTCAGAGTCTGCATCGAAAGTTCCATTGTCAAGTGAGCGTTGAAGTGAGGTGGTTACAAAATCGTCCCACTGATCGTCATCAAGTTGATTCAGTGGAGCAAGTTCAGGGTGTTCATCGGGATCCCAGAAGAACTGAAGAGACCCGTTACCCTCGTCATCTTCCTGGTATTCAGCTTCGACGTACTGCCAAGCTTCAGCAGGAATCTGTTTCAGCAGTTCAGTGTAATCCTTCATAAGTCCGAGAGATCGGCGGGTTTGTAGTTAGGTCCTTTTTGTACCTTTCCGTTGACTTTGGTGAAAGGAAACTTAGACCAGTTGGAAAGATAAACTCGTCCAAAAGCATCGTCAGGGTCCACACCATGAAGATGGAGAAGGCCATATGTGACCCAAATGAGGTCGCAAGCTTCCTTGATGATCTGCGGGCGCTTCTCGTTGCGGAAGGCGTACATGAGTTCGTAGAACTCCTCCTCGACATAGGTGAGTTGTTTCTCAAGCGCCTCGATGTAGTCATCAGAATCAGGACTGATTAGTTGGTCCGCTTTTTGCATCCAAGCTTGTACTAGTTCCGCATTGGAAGTCAGCATCATCTGCGTCAAGGATCGAATCGTAAAGGTTTGCTTGGCGTTGAGCCCACTTGGTGTCCCACTCTTCTGATCGTTTGATCAGTCGGTCAAGATACCAACGAGCTTTCTTGAGATCTTCGGTACCGTTCTTGTGTTGGTACCTAGTCACATACTTGATGATGTTGCCTTCAATGAAGTCAAAGCAGTGACTCTCGATGTAATCAATACATTCAATTACCCCCTCGTCGAACGCGTAGTGGTGGGGTCGTATTGGATCGTTGGTGGTGTCCATAGTTGAATCTCATTGAGGGTGTACTCAGTGTCACGAAGGATGCGAGCGAGGCGTGCTTGGTTCAAGGCGTAGTCAGCACTTAAACCTTTCTTTGCGTACTGCTGAACTACAGTTCGCCATGCGGAGGCTTCTGAGAAGTCTTCTGCTGGGATGAGCTTCTCTGCTGTCTTCGGGCCAATCCCAGGGCAACCAGGATAGCCGTCAACGGAATCGCCGGTAAGAGTCTGACGATAGTAAAAGACATCAGCTTCAAGTTGAGAGATGGTAAAGATGTTTCCGTCGTTATCAAGGTGGGTACCAGGGATCTGTTTTAGATCCTTGTCACCAGACCACATAACGACTTGATCTTCATGGCGAGTGGTGAGAATGCCTAGAACATCATCGGCTTCCAACCTGTGCCAACACTCAGAAGGAAACTGTTGCTCAGCCCACCGTCGAATTGCCAAGTACCCAACTGGTTTCCGACGATGGTTTCCAGCACGGTTTCCTTTGTAGGACGGTTCAATGTCCTTTCGGAAGTTTTGATCAGCAGTCCAACAAAGCGTGAATCGATCTGATTGTGCTTGGTTGCGCTTGATATCCAAAAGCTCATTGAACATCAACTGGGCTTCTTTGACTGGTAAGTGAGTCGTGATGATGTCAGGACACCATTCGATTTCAACTTCGCAAGCGGCCACTGTTTGATACAGCAGCATATCTGCGTCAAGCAGTAGCCACGTCATCAGCACCTCCTTGATGGGTCCCTAGCTTATTAACCCTGGCTAGGTAGTCCACTGCTTTTAGGACGCCTTCAAGATTGTCACCAAGCTTTCCGATGCCAGTGTTGCAATTGTTACAAAGCCAACCTCTGTGTTCATGGCTGTCGTGGCAGTGATCCCAATGCAACTTTTGTTCGGTAAGACCGCAACATTCACAAGGTGTGCCTAGCTCAGGAGCCTGCTGCTTGCGTCGTAGCTTTTGGTAGTGACTCATCTGGCGGCAGTTACAAGAGAGACATTCAGGGCGTCTCCAAGTACCGTTCCTACCGAATAGCTCTACCGGCTTGGTTTGTTTACAGATCTTGCAGGTCTTAGTGGCACTCTGCCCAGTTGGATCCAACCTTGTATTCCGCACCGATTTCAATACGGACTCCAAGTGCTTCTCCTGCCAAGGCAGCAGATCTGACAGCGATTCCTCCGAGCTCTTCTGCTCGTTCAGCTGCGACTGAGAATTGGATTTCATCTTGGCAGTGGACAAGAAAAGCAAAGTCTTTGTCGTAGGTAAACCCTGCCTCCACCAGTTGGTCATAGCAGATGTTGTACCAGAGCTTGCTAATTATGGCTCCAGCGCTCTGGAGTAGGAAGTTCAAAGAGCTATGTGAGGACCGGATCTTTATCTGTCTACCGTCTAAAGCTTTAATGAATCCTTCAGAATCTGCTTTCTCTGTGACTCGCTTTGTCAGCTCAGCAAGCGCTGGCATATTGCGGAAATACTTTCTCTTGAGCTTTGCTCCGTCTTGCCCTGTAATAAGTCCTAGCTTCTCGGCTCCAGCGCCGTACATCAGGGCATAGAAGAACGTCTTGGCTTGGTCTCTGGTAGCCAGGCCAGCAGCCTTCTGATTGACTGTGTGGATATCACCGTTCAATACTTCATCGGCAAACTTGCCGTCGTCAAAGGGCCACAAATAGTGGGCTAGACAACGGGCTTCAATGCCGCTGAGGTCCACGCCAACCTGCTTGGTGCTTCTACCTTCCCCAAGGTAGCCAGGTCCAAACAGAGCTCGGCACTCCGGTCCCAGGACTGACCTGACAGCAGGAACCTGGGCCATATTGGGGTTGACGTGGGCGCAGCGAGCGGTGGCACAACCAACAGTAATCACACTGCCGTGAATCCTGTTGTCGCTTTCCACCAGTTTCAACCAGGCGTTGTTACCTGTGCTGAGTTGACCCAAACGTTTTTGGAGCGTGAGGTGTGAAACAAAATCCTCAGCCCCAGGGATCTTTGCCAGAACTGTTTCATCTACTTTGGGTTTCCCCGTTTCGGTGAAGTCCTTTGGCTTCCACTCCAAAGAGTTCTGGAGCACCCAAGCGATGTGATCACGAGAGTTCGGGTTGAGGTCCACGAGGCGGCACATCTCTGCACCGGCTACATAACCTCTTGAACTGTCGTTGCGCTTAGGAGTAAAGAGCCCTCCGTCAACGAACGGGAACCGTTGTCTCAATCGCTCGTTGAGAGTATTCAGTTGTTGATTGATCTCAGCTTCTAGCTCCAAAGCCCCTTGAACATTGAAGCCAAAGCCAGACCGTTCCTGCAGGGCGATGAGACTCGCAAATCTCATCTCAAGGTCAACGGCACAAGGGATGCTGTCGGCCTTAGGTTGCAACCTGTGCCAAAGCTTAACATTTAATTCAACATCGCAGACGCATCGATCAGCTAGCTCCTCTGTGAGCACACTGAAATCCTTTAGGTCTGCGTGTCGTTTGCTGTGACCCAGACGAAACCCATAAGCCTCAAGAGAGTGCCGACCATAAAGCTGAATCGGCATACCCTCCCACTTCTTCTTCAGATCCGTGTCAAAGATATTTGGATACAACATCCGACACAGGATTAACGTATCAACGACCTTTCCCTTCGGCTTGAACTGAGGGTAGACCTGTTGGATGGCTGGGATATCGTACTGAATGATGTTGTGACCAATCAATACATCAGCATCCTCAAGGATCTGTAACCACTCTTTGGGATTCTTATACAGCTGCGTCTGGTTCTCCTTGTGGATGACGCAACAGTGAATCGTAGTTACGTTCCTCGTCTTCAGAGCATTGGTCTCCACGTCGAACGTTACCGTCGATAAAGACTTGGAGGTTTCTGCTGTAGCAGAAGTCAAGGAAGTCTTCAAGCTTGTCGTAGGTGAGCTGGTGGTAGGAGTCATTGGACTTGAAGAAGGACTGAAGATACCTCTTCGCTTTCTCAGTAGCAGCTAGTGCTGTTACCTTCAGCGGATTCATCTCAGAGATGTGAACGTCAAAAGTCGGCTTCAAAAGAATCATCGAAACTTGCGGTTGATTTTGTTCCGCCATTTTTAAGCTCCAACATTCTGCCTGTACTCTCGTTGTATTTCACGGAACCGGAAACGCCACACCAGCCGGTGAAACGATTCTTGAGTACGCGTACCACTGTGCCCTCGGAGTCGTTCTCTGACTGCTGATCTCTTTCAAGACCAATGCAAATATCACTAAGTTGCCCAATAGCAGCGCTACCGCGAAGTTGAGAGAGCGATGTTTGTGCACCATTTTCATGGCCTTTGTCTCCAGTAGGACGGCGAAGGTGAGAAACAAGAAGCATTCCACAGCCAGTTTCTTCTACAAAACTCCGTAGTTTGGTCATCGTTTGGTCGATTGCCCGGCGCTCATCACCTTGATCAAGGCCCGAGACCAGAATCGATAAATGATCGAACACGATCCAACTGCACCCGCAACCACTAACCAAATGGCGTATACGGTTAAGCAGAACGGTAGGGTCGAGAGAGCCAAAATGATCGTACAGAAATAGCCGAGACGTTCCGAGAGTCCTGTTGAAGGCTCCTTCGATTTGTTCATCAGTGAAGTGACCTCGGTCAATGTGGATAGGGTAATTAAGATCCATACCGACGAAACGCCGAGCAGTGCGTCGTATGTTCTCTTCCAAAGCGACATAACCAACTGTTTCGTTCTGGCGAGTGAGAAGGTCATACGCAATTTCTGATACAAACGTGCTCTTCCCGATTCCAGATCCAGCCGTGATAGTAACGAGCTCGC